CTTCAAACGTTGGTATGTGGATTGGAATATGTTAGATGCTATAAAGGTTATCTTTCATGACAATCCCACTCTCATCAATGAGCTGATTAGATCTGCCAAGGATAGAGAGCTTACCAAACAGTTTCAAGATGTGTCGGCCACTCTTGAAAATCTGGAACATTATGCCGCACCAGACAAACCAGATGCTCGCTGGAATGTCAACTTACGCGTGGCGAACGCGGTGTTGTGCCATGAGTTGCATCTTACCAAACTGACCCCGATTCCAGTCTACGAAGGTATGGATACGACAACGATTTGGTCCAACGGAAGCGCAAGCGCTGGAGCCGCTGGTTACGGTTCTAAAGATGCTAACGCCTCGACCTGCATTAAGCTTGCTCTTGAGATCAAGAAGCTGATCAGAGAAGGAGTCCCATTCAATGAAATCTGGATCCCGTTCATGATGTTTCATCGTGCACAGTTTTCGGGTGAAACGGATGGGGTGATGTATACTCCTACTTCGACCAAATTCAAGGACAGGTTCATTTGGGGTGAAGACGGTGGTTCTGTTACCGTTGAAGCTCAACACGCCAGACCAGTTATCCATCATTGTGTTACTCATTGGTATAACTATGCTGGTGGTGATGACCCTGACGAGGATAGGCTGAAGATTAGAAAAGCTTGGAATCTGGGAATGAAGTACTGGACGTCCATTGACTTTTCGAAATTTGATCAAACAATCCCAGCTTGGTTAATCGAAGACTGTTTTTCTATCATAAAGAAATTTTATGATAAGTCTGAATGGCTTGAGATTGATTGGGAGTGTTGGAATTTCATCCATTCTAACGTTATTACTCCAGGCGGAACGGTTTATCATGTAGACAAGGGCATTCCAAGTGGGAGTAACTATACTCAGATTATTGGTAGTATGTGTAACTTCTTAATGGTATGTACCTATCTAGCCAGCAAGTGTGGCGGTAGCTTCCAGGAGAAGTTTGACTACGTTCGTGAAGAGCTGAGTTCTACTGTGGATCCGACCGATCCCAATTTAACACTATTCTGCATGGGTGATGATGATTTGTTTTTCACAAGACATGAGATTGATGTGAAGGCTCTGAGTGAATATGTTGGAAGTCTCTTTGGAGTGAAGATCCATCCTGATAAGACCGAACATGGTCGAACCGAATTCCCACATTTCCTGAAAAGGGATTGGAGAGGAGACGGAGAGTATAGAGAACCATTGGACATGGCAATCCAATTGATTCATCCAGAACATGATAGGACTTATGAGAATTATACTGTCTGGCATATCTTGTATGGAATGTTCCTGACTTTTCGATGGGCATTTCCACGTTCCTTAAATGAGAGGTTTTTCATTGAGCAAATGCAGAGGCATGGTGGCATCGAGCAGCTACGAGACCTCAAGAAATCGGATCTTCCTGGTCCGATGAAAGTTTATTCCGATAAAGCACGAGCTATCCTGTTTAGCCATGCAAAACGGACACTCTGGCAGGGAGATGCTGCTTAGAGTGAAATCCCGAAAGGGGGTAAGGGGACCATCGTCTGAG